GTTGTTTAGTTCTACTAAATTTTGCTAACTTTTTGCCTATGTACTGCCTATCATTTGTTGTATTTGTAATAATGTATACAAATCCAACTACGTCTTGTGGAAGTTCTTTAACTTCTTTGCCTTGATATGTCCATGTCATGATAGTATTGTATATACCATCAATTGAGTGTGCCTGGTGTGTTTTTTGAGCCTAGCGTAATTGATATTCTGTTTTCCATTGTGAACGCTTATTTACGTCACGTCCACAACTTCTTTTACACACATAAAATGGATTGCTTGCATCCAATCTACGTTGGTATTCTAGTGTCAGTGCATTTGGACTGTGTGCCCGCATATCACTGTGTTGTTGTGTGTTGTTAACACTGTAATACATTTCTGCCATATGACAGCAAGGCCATTGCTGTCCAGTGTGATCTACAAATTGACTGCAATCTCGATTGCGTTCGCAATCTACATCTAGTTCATTGTAATTGATTTTTTCATATGGCTGTGCAGGTTGTAGAGTTTCGAATTCAAATTGATCCCAACGATCGGTTTCTTTGCTTCTAAACCATGTAAAGCCCATGTTGTCTGCTAGTTGTTTGCATGCATCCACTTGATGTTTGTTGTGATCAAATACCAACATATCCCAATGCGCACTGCCACCTGCAGTAATATAGGCTTGTGCATTTGCCATTACTTTGTTCCAACGCACACCTGTGCGATAGATGTGATTGGTATCTTCAAGACCATCTATGCTGAATACAACATAATCATAAACACCTGTAAGATATTGTGCAAGTTTGCTAAACCATTGTGCATTTTGTATGCTACCATTGGTGTTTATGCCTACTACACAATTAGGCCTAATGCTTTTAAGCCATCTTATTTTTTGTAGTAATCCGTTGTCTGCACAAGGATCACCTAAGTTGCCACAGAACATTACTTTTTCTAAATTATGAATATGCACTAACACTCGTGTTTGAAATGTTTCAAAACTCATGTTGCTTGGTTTAAAGGTGTCAGTAACACCTTCGCCACACACATTTCTTGCACACATAGCACATGCTGCATTACATAGACTGGTATTTTCTATGTGTAACTCTCGGATCATGTTACCTCAACATCCGTGTCGTAGTGCGTGAAACCATTCTCTTTTACAACTTTTAGTATGTTGTTCACACGTCCTGCTAGTTCATCTTTGTGTGATACAAGCCAAATACTTTTGTTGCGTTCACGAGCCATTTTCTTCAGCACTGCAAGACTGCTCTCAACACCACTGGCATCCATACCTGAATCTATGAGCTCGTCTATGAACAACAGGTTGATTGGATGATATAGACTTTCCCAGACATCTCGGAACGCCCAACTCAAACTAAGAATAAGTCTGTTGCGTTCACCACGGGACAAGTTGTCAAAGTCTAAATCTCTACCTAGTTCTTGTATTTCCACACTGAGATCATTCTGAAAAACAACAGTGTGTGGCAGTCCAACACTTTCCAAATATGCTGTAAGTCGTCCGTTTAAGAATGCTAGATTTTGATCTATGATTCTTTTGCGAATAAAACTGTCTTTGTTTGTGAGCAGTTTTAACAAGAACTCTTGGTGTTCTTTTACTCTTGTGAGCTCGTTAACAGTGTTCCAATTGATCTCTTGCACTGCTTGCTGTTCCATTTCTTCAATCTGTTCAAGATATGGATCTGTGTCTGCCATGCGTTGTTCTAGTCGATCAGCAAGTGTGTTCAGTGTGGTTTGATGATTGTATGCATCTTCGATCTTGTCATAGAACACTGTGGGTGCTGTGCCCAGTTCGCCAACTTCTGCAATAGTTTGATCATGTTCTTTGCGTACAACATCATTGTCCACAACTGTTTGTTGTGCTTCTACAAGTTGTTGTTGTTTGCTGTCAAGTATAGCAGTTTGTTTTTCATCATGAATGTCTTGTCCACATGCATGACACTTGTGTTCTTCAAGCAGTGCAATTTCGCCTTCTAATTTATCAATTGTGCGTTTTTGTTTTGTATCATCTTGATCAATGCTGGCGATCCAACGCTGTGCTTCTTGTATACGACTCTGTTTTTCATAAAACTCATCAAGAAGCCTATGATTGGCAATTTCTATATCAATATCAACATGTGCCATATCTTCAATGCTGCTAGTTAGTTTGCTTACATCTTCATCACGTTTTGCAATCCACAGTCGTTGACGCTTTTTCAAACTGTCAATTTGTTCTTCAATTTTGCCATTTGCATCTTGCACTGCTTTGATGCGATACTCTTCTTGTGTGATTGCTTCTTTTGTGATGCGTGTTTGTTCTTTGAGTGTTTCTGCTTTTTCACTTAGCAGTGTAATGCCCAACAACTGTTCAATGATAGCACGTTGATCATTGTTGCCCAAACTCAAAAAAGGTTGTGTGTAGGTGTTGAGTGCCACAAGATGTTTAAACATTTCGTGAGTCATGCCCAACATTGTTTCTATGGCGCCTTGCGTCTCTCTGCTGTCGCCTTCTTGCAGTTCATCATCACCTACTGCATACTTGAGAATGTTGGGCTTGCGTCCTCGTTCAATCTTGTAACGCACACCATTGTTCTCAAAGTCAACTGTGACCAACATGCCTTTGCTGTTGGTTTTGTTAATTAGATTGTCACGTTTGATGTTTGTGAGTGCATTACCATACAGCACATAACTAAGTGCATTGATGATTGTGGTTTTGCCTGTGCCGTTTCGTGCACCACTGTCATCACCACCTAGGTCTAAGTTTTCACCCAGCACCAGTGTGAGATCGTTGCGATTGAAGTCAACTGCTTGTGTGGTGTTACCCACACTCATAAAGTTTTTTACTGTAAGTGTATTAAGTTTGAACATGTGTTTATTATACTATAAAGTTACTGTCGATGCAAGCACAAAGATATGCAGTGTAGCCCATTATCGTGAAACAAACTGTGTCTCCATGGAACTGGTATTGGATTTATACCATGTTGCTTATACATGGCATGTAGTTCCTTGTTATTAGATGCAACAAAAACATTTTGTGTATCGAGTGGTAAAACATTTACATCAAAAAATGTTTCATCTACATACCCTAATAGATGTGAAAGATATTTTTCAACAAAATAAGTAAATTCGTTGTTGTTTTCTTCACCTGGCAACCACCATTTGCCATTTACTTGACTTTTAAAACTTTTCCACTCTACAAGTTTATTTTGGTAATTTACTTTAGGAAGTTCTATTAAATTTGTAACACCTAGCAGATCACAATCAACAAGTTCTTTAATGCCTATTACAGTGTGTTTGTTTAAAAATTTAAAGCACCCATCAGTGTGTCCTGCTCTCAAATTAATATCTACCCAAGTTCTGTCTAGATCAATATATTGTTTATAAACATCAGTGAAATCAAAATATTCATGACTGTCAACATAAACGTGTGAGTCAGTGAGTATTATGTTACAACCATCTGGAATCTGCAAACCAATATCATATTCTATACTTTCAGCAAACTCTTCTAATTCTTTGGCAATGTAATCAGTTGCTGGAGTGTAATTGTTTGTGCAATAATCTTCAAATGTAGGCCAATCTGGCCCTGCAAGCTCATCCCATTTTTGTTTACTGTATGGGTGATTATTTTTCTTTGCAACTGTAGCATCATTAACAATCAAAGGATATAGATCGATATATTTTTCTGGTTGTACTGCATCTATAATGTTATCATCCCATTCACTATAATTGAACCTATACAGTGTGTCACCAAACACATGCATACTGTTACGCACTGGTAGTGGAGCAAAATCTCTCTGTGATTGTTCAAATCTTTTGTGTGGATGATCAACTTGTAAAACATTCACGCCATGTTCTTTGTAAATTTTTATAATTTTATCAATGTCTTCTTGTGTTTCGTGAGCGATACGTTTTAATGGCTCTCTAATGTGAGCATTGCTTATTGAATCAAAATATTCAGGCATAAACCAACGTCCAAGCAACACAGTTTGCAGTGCATCAACGTCACTGTTTTGGTAAACTTTCATTAGAGATTCCTGTATATATCTAGCATGAGATTGCTATCGTATTGCGCACTTTCTAACTGTGTAAGATGTGATGTAACAATACTGTCCACACTTTCAAAGTTTAGTTCGCCTTCTACTGCGGTGCTAAGATCAACTTCTGCTGTGCGTGGTATGAGACTTAGTTCACGCAAATTATACTGTGGAATAAACTGTTCTTTGATAAAGTTTGCTTCTTCATATGAAATATCTACATCAATTTCAACTCTGCAATACATGTTGGGCAATAACAGTGTTTCTGTATTTGTGAGTATGTCACCCAGTTTGTACTTGCGGAATTTGGGTGCATCTGGCCATGCATGGTATTCTTCTGTACCACCCCACTCCATGATCATTATACCACGTTCATCATCATGTGCATCTGCAT